TTGGACGTGTTATCAAGCACTAAACACTCGTAGTTTTCTGTACAGGCGTCCATAACCTGACAAAACTGGTCAAAATTTGGAAACACCCCAAAGAACGCCTTGTAGAGGTTCTCACGGTTCTGTCGGACGTTGTCACGAAGGGCAAAGACGTAGTCAACATTGGTGCGAATCATAGGGGTCATGTCCATACAGTACTGGGTCGTCATCATAAAAAAGATTTTCCAGTGCCGTCCGTTCATAAAAAGCTGCCGAATCGCAATGTCGCGCATGAATGCCCTATCGTACATACAGTCGTCCATGAGTATGAAAACTGGATTGCACCGCCCAACGGCCAAGAGCTTCTTTTGGCGTTCAATAAGCCTTTCAAGCGCATCACGGTTATAATCTCCAAAAACAAACAAGTCTGGAATAAATTGTTTGTAGTACCCGTTGCCCTCCTCCGTCCCTGACATGGCTATGCCTGCTTGAAGATGGCGCTTGTGCCACAGGATGTCTGTAACCAGCGTACTCTTGCCAGTGCCTCTTTTGCCTATGAAAACGCACACCTTGTCATCCGACATTTTTGAAGGATCAAATTTTCGCAATTGGAGAGCCATCTCCTTCCTACAATTTAAAAACAAATTTGACGGTGGCCTGGAGCGCGGGAAGCATTTATCATAAAAAGATGTTGACAGGTACTAGAGGAGACTTCAATGTCGGCCGGATATATTCAACTCGCGGCTCTTGGGCAGCAAGACGCGTACCTCACAGGAGAGCCTCAGGTGACGTACTTTTCAGGCGTGTATAAGCGCCATACACCGTTCGTTCTAGAGGCGTACGACATCCCTTTCAACGGTCAGGATGTCGGCTACGGCAAAACAAGTATATGTAGGATTCCACCCAAGGGTGATCTCATACGCGGGCTCACACTTAAAATGACCTTGCCTCCTCTTTTCAATCCAACAAACGATTGGATATGGCCGACCCTCCCATCTTCGGCAAGTTTTCCGGCCCTCCAGTTTGGATTTTCAAACGGTACCGTGTCCGACCTCGTCTCGGCATCTTTTGATGTAAGTTTCTATTCAACAAATGTTAATGTATTAACAACTTGGTTCATTCCATTCACGCAGTATGTCAGTTATTCCTCTTCAACAAACAAGTTTATATTCAGTAACGTTGCAAACGTCATCGTTCAATACGGATTTTCTGAAACGAATGTTGGTTCATCAGTTTTCTGGGGACTTGATCCAATAAACTATTCAACTTTGGATGCCACTGGAAATCTCGTCTACAACGCAACGGTGTCATCACTTTCTAATTTAAGTGCAAATTCCACTATAAATACTCAATCAAATACGTATATATCAACATTGACGCCCGATTTCACCCTTCAAGAAGCAGGGTGGTTTCAAACAACGCCAACTGCAGAAAATTCATTTTTCGGTCTCTACCTATCCCTAGCGCAACCCGTCTCATTCACCACAAGTTCACCACAGCTTATAAACTTTAACGCGTTGACACCAAGTACCAACTTCCCATATTGGGCATCTCCCTACCTGGTTGCCACGAGTTTTATCATATCAGCCGCTGGTCTTGTCCAGTTTGCACTTCCGGGATACTATACACTTCGGGCGGGGTTTAACCTGAGCGCAGGCGCGGTGGTTTCCATAAGTTATGGCACGAATACGACTGGAACCATCCCCTTGACCCCTACGTTTTTGTACACCTACACGTATACCGTTTCACCAAATCCCACATCTCCAGCCATCATCCCAATATATGAAACAAATGGGGGGACCTATTACTACTTTTACGTACAGACGAACATGCCATGCACCGCCCTCAAGGGAAGTTACTTTAGTGCTACATACGCCGATGACACATACCAGTTTTCAAATGACGTCACGCTTTCTAGCACGTCTTTGGCTCCAGTTCCCCTTACCGGAAACATTGGGCCTATTCTCAACTCTACGGTCACTTTGGACACAAATTCTATGATGAAGTTTGCCGTCAGTGGCTCGTACCTGATTTCGGGTGTTCTGTCACTTTCAAACACAGCCACAGAATCGTACGTGTCAAATATAGCCATAGGAGAACGGGCGAACATCGTTTACGTCTATGACATGTCGTCACAGGGGCGCAATCCCACATATGGGTTTTCCATTCCCCTCGTAGCAGACTCAAATCTTTCATACTATCTCAACGTCTCGTCAACTGAATCATTTTCAAATATATCAGCCAACTCTTTTTTCACTATAAATCAGGTGGGCGTTCTTCCAGGCACAAATCCGGAAAATATTCTTCCATACAACGGCATTTTGTTGAATTCATCATCAAACACTCTTACAAACCCCCTCAATTTGTCAACAAATTTCAATCTTTATTCAAATTCATCACTTATTTCAGTAACTCCATCTGGAACTCTCGCGTTCGCCAACACCGCATCATATATGTTAACGGGTGTTTTTTACACGACAAGCCCAGTAACAAACGTAATTATTACAAATACTTCTACAAATTCAAATGCATTTTTTAACTATACACTTGGGACGAGCGGGTCACCGCCCTATACAATTTCAGTACCGTTTGTTGTATCAAACACTGCAGGTACATATACAGTTTCAATCACAACACAGGATCCCGTATCAAATGTGAATAGCGGTACATATATTGCCTTATCTCCTATCAGTACACAGGCATACGACTATTTGAATCAAAGGTATAACTATTATGACTCTGTAGGTACGATAGCCATTACACGAGCCGATCTCAAGATAGGTGGACAGACTGTTCAAAGTCTTACAGGAGATTATATAGAAGTTTGGAACGAATTGAATATTCCATATGAAAATCAACCGGGTCTCCAGCTCTTGACGGGCAAGTACGACACACAAACGAACGTCCCACCCCCCGGTCGGACCTACTATATAAACCTACCATACTACTTTTACGATAAGCCGGAGCTGGCGCTGCCCATCGCCGCTCTCGGGAGACAGGATGTGGAGGTCTGGATCACCTTCAATAACTTTTCAAACTTGACATCAATTTCAGTTACAAATCCAACACTTCAAGCCACGATCATTACAGAATACGCATATCTTTCCAACCCCGAAATTGACTGGTTCCAAAGGCACCAACTTGACTATGTCATTTCACAGTGTCAATACGAAACCTTTCTTCTTGGACAAAATTTCAGATCTTCTATTTTTGATCTAAAATTCAAAAACCCCGTCAAGGAACTGTTTTTCCTCATACACCCTGACACTAATTTACCATATAATTACACAACCCCTGGGAGCGGGACGGACGCCGTCAATCTCGGAATGACGTTCAACGGCGAAGATGCGTTTTTAAGTTCAACAACCAACACACTTTATATAGGATCCATAGAGCCCTTTAATAAACACGTCAACTTCTTTTCAAAACCAACCGTCATCACAATTGATCAACCAAATACCTATGGGCGTCAATTTTACATGTATGCATTTTCTACAGATCCGTTCGCTACGACTTCGTCCGGTCAAATAAACTTTAGTAGGATCCGTCAGACGCTTCTTGAACTCAACATCACCAACACGGCCGGTAACTATCCTTCAAAAACTTTAGAAGTTATAGCCCTGTCTCAAAACGTCCTGCGTATTGAAAACGGTATCGCGGGCGTGATGTTCCACTAGTGAGATTTTAGGCGTAAAATAAATGCTTAGTATTTACTAGAGATGGCCGGTCGTGCCAGTTTGTCCTTTCTTGGTCAAGAGGACATTTCACTGAGTGGCGATCCAGAAGTCACATATTTTATAGAAAAATACCAGGGCCAAACTCCCTTTTCTTCCCGTGTGGATCGTGTCATCTTTGACGAGCAGGGGGTGTCGTTCGGGTCCCAAAATCACAGGATCCTTCCGCGCAACGGCGACCTCATCACAAACATGACGCTCTTTACCGCATTCCCTAGCCCCCCACCAGGTGTGAACGTCCTTGACTCTGTAGGTACCCTCATGTTTCAGTACATTGAACTATACATAGGGTCTGAGCTCATAGAACGCCTTTACGGCGAGTACATTGAGATGATGTTTGATTTAACAATTCCAAAGGGAAAACAGCCCGGTCTGTCCTTTCTAGACGGTAAGAATCTCCAATACATTTCAGCGCCTCAGCTCGCATATACTGTTCCACTCCCCTTTTCCGTATTCAAAAAGGGTCTTCCACTGTGCGCCTTCAAGGAGGATGTGACAATCAGAATCGTATGGAACCCATCAACATACTTTACATCCCCTCCTACACTCATCACCACCCCCTTCACCGCTCAATTGAATATAGAATACACTTACTTGGCTCAAAATGAAATTGATTTTATTCGTAAATCCCATATACAAATTTTTGAACAAATTCAGCTCAATCAATTTTTCGCACCATATGGGACCAGCTTCGTCCACTGCGATCTCAATTTTTACAATCCAGTAAAAGAACTCTACTTTGTTTTGCAACAAGATTCTGCACGTGGGTACGATTACAGTAACGTGGCGACCGCTGCCTCCGCTTCGGGGACCATAGGAACGGGTGATATCCTCGCCCAGCTTCAGTTTGACTTTAACACTACAGAGCGCATCTCAAAGGACGTCGGGTCGCCCCAATTCCTGCGGATCATCCAGCCCCTAGAGTTTCACACGAGGGTACCGGACCGCATATTCTACATGTACTCATTCAGCTTGGATCCACAGGACGATTCTCCAACAGGTTCCGTGAACCTGTCACGAATTCAGAATCAAAATTTGTATCTGTACCTCAACCCTACACCTACCAACGTAAATATTAGGGTCTACGCAGCGTCCTATAATTTCCTAGAAATATCCAACAATTCGGCCAAGGTGATTTTTTCCAACTTCTTTTAGTTAAAACATACGAGGCCAAGTAACGTAATGAATACCGAAGCTTTTGAACAGACGGCGACCGATCTTTTGCTCCCGGTACTAGAGTCGGCTACGGTGCTCGCAGGTCACTACGCCAAGGCGTGTGGCCGTGATGTTGTTCTCGCAGAGGACATGAGTTACGGGCTCATGTTCGCCGCCAGGAACGTGCTTGGGAAGCACGTTGGCACCCTGTACCCTGAAGTTTACGAGGAAGAGGACACCGACTCCGACTCGGTTCCTGATTTGGTGTCAGATGACGAGGACGATCCAGAGTGGACCCGTTACTCAGGCGACGACGACCTCTCCCTCAAGATGAATGAGTGCGCCGACACATGGGAGGCGTGGGAGCCGTCCAACTTTGCAGAAAACGCGTTGAAAAACGCGGTGGACAAAAATTCAGTTTTTGGTAGAGGATGAGTTTCATCAATTATACAATTTTTGATGAAGATTCAGAAGAAGAAACACGGTACTCAAGCTTTGTTGACCTGGAGGCGTTTGAAGAAAGTGACGCCGACACACCAGAAGCTTTTGATGGTACAGAAAAGGGCTCCGAGTTGGAGCCGGGGCAGGACGACAGGTCGCACGTCAGACCATGGGACCCGAGTGAAAATTTTTTTAATATTATATAGTAAAACATGGCGTCTACTGTGATGAGTATCGCAACCTCCGTCGAGTCCCAGGCTTTGAACACCGTCATCGGTGGG